GTTACATTTCAGTCGTTTTCGCGTGGTCATTACGCAAGCATGTCAAAGAAAGACAAAGTAAGGATGCAATCCAAGCTTGAAGATTCTATTGACATCCAGATAAATAATATCTCTAATAACATGCGATCCTTCGTGTTTTATTATGATGATAAGGGTCGAGAAGCCCATGGTGTTATATCTGGCCGTAGATGCTTTATTAATAAGCATTTCTTCTCAACCTGGGGACAAAACTGGTCCCACATGGAAATTCGCAATGGAGATGAGGTCTTACATACGCTTCAGCGTTCTGAACTTAGTGTTCAATTAGACCCTACTCCACGCGATCTTGCATGGTTTGACCTTGGAAAAGGTTTCAACAGTATGCCCTCACTTAAACGGCATTTAATTTCTCAGGAGAACTTTGATACTATTCTTGGTACTCATGAAATCGCAAGAATTCATAGGATCAAGAGTGGTGGTAAAGTTACTCATAGATATGCTCTTGGCAAAGGCGCTGCGAGAGGCGAACATAAAACTCTCAAAGCGAAACTTCCCAACGACAAACCTTTTAACCTACACCTTGGTGAACACTTCGTCACCACTGGAATGGAATCAAAGAATGGTGATTGCGGTCTTCCGTACGTCACCACGACTGAGTCTGGTGTAGTTAAGATTCTTGGCTTGCATTGTGCTCTTGCTAATTCTCAATCTGTGTTTTTGCCCCTTTATTTAGATGATGAAGCACAGAAGACTGCATATATGCAGGGAGATGGCAAAGCCATTGTTAATCAAGGAACTTATATTCCATCTTGCGTTCGAAATCCTACCCCCGAACGTAAGCAGGCTTTTGACGGTAGATTGGTGTCGTTGGGATCTCTTCCAAAAGGAGATTTTATGCCTACTGAGACAAAGATAGAGGCATCACTTTTCCAGGGAGATCTCACAACCCCATCAATCTACCCGATTACGGTAGCTCCGGCTATGCTTAAGCCGATGACCGTTGACGTCGAAGACGAAATCACGGGAGAGGTGACCCCAATCTTGAGACAACCCCTTAAACAGGGTATTATCAAGATGGTGTCAGCTCCGCGAAGGATATTTCCTAAGTGGATGCAAGAACTGTTTGAACAAGAACCAGAAATTGCATTCGCTGGGTTTTTCCCTAGCACTAAGCGAAAATTTCGCATGTATACGATTGAAGAAGCGATTCAACAATTGGACATGCAAGCCTCGATAGGGTTCGACTTCAAAGTCGAAGGTTTTAAATCCCGGGATGAGTTATGGCGTAAAGCTACTGATACTGAACCCGCGTGGATAAACCCTGTCCTCCGAAACAAGGTGATGGAACTTTTCATCGCCATGAAAGCTGGCTACGAGCTCAAAAACGTAGTTTCAGCATGTTTAAAAGATGAGACGCGAGACTTAGAACGCGTCTATGAAGGAAAAACCCGAATTTTTTGTGTTGGAAGCTTAGCGCATCTCATAATGACTATTATGGTTGTTGGAGATGTTGTTTTTTTTATGAAAGAGAACCATTTGGATACTGATGTGTGTATTGGAATTAATCCGCACGGTCCTGAATGGTGGATCTTGGCTGAAAAGCTTAAGCGACACAAAAACTTCGGAGGCGGTGATTATTCTGGATTTGATTCAGGTATAATTGCCAAATTTGGTTATGCTCTTTATCTTGCGATGAAGTGGTATATAAACTCCGGTGATCCTCTTTACGACTGGTATCTCTACAATGTCTGTATGAGTAGCATTGCACCCATTTTTGTTATTAATGGGGAGTGTTACTGGTCAGACTGGATGAACAGTTCGGGAGGATGGCTCACAGGTTTTCTTAACTCATTTGTGAATAGTTGCATTTTTAATGCCTTTCACTGGTGGGTTTGTCAAGAAAATAACTTGGGAGAACGATCGCGATTTGAAGATTTGATTTGTGCTTTTTATGGCGATGATAATCTTTGGTCGGTTTGCGACGACCTCAAGGAATTTATTACGATGAAGACCTTAGGAGAGTTTATCTGGGGATGCTTTGGCATGAAATACACCACCGCTCAAAAAGGTGAGATAGACGTCGATTTCATTGAATTTGACGATCTTGAGTTTTTATGCCGAAGGTTTAGACCTAGAGGAACAATATATACCGCTCCGCTTGACAAGGAGAGTATTTTTGGAATGTTATTGTGGATCAAAAAGAGTAATATTCGATCATCGGCTGAACAACTTGCTATTAATGTTGAACAAGCGATGATGGAATTTTTCCATTATGGTCCAGAGACTTTCCGAAGAGAGGAAAAAAGAATTCGCACTTATTGCGAAATTTATAATATAGCCTACACAGCAGGTTCGTATGAATATTACGAAGACCGCTGGGGTACTGGCATGATGCACAATCGTGCATAACTTTTGTCCCGTCCGCAATGACATTAAACTAATAATCTCTAGCTCTCGAGTATAAATTGAGCAAAAATTTCCACTGGCAACAGTGAGTGAGGAATGCATGGACATGAATACGACCTTAGGTACCATGGATCGCGTCTCACAGAATAAGGGTTCGAGCACTAGCACGATGATCAGCTAAACTAGTGCCCATCGTTAAATTGATCAGCGAAAATACTTTTAACACAGAACCTTCCACTAAGGTGGATTCCAACGGTTTAGTAGATTTTATAGTCGAAACGCCCGTTGAAGTTAAAACAATTGCCCCGAAATTACCACGACCACGTGATATTTCGCCTTGGGCAGATCAAACCCCTGTTAAAATCTTGGAAAGAGAGTATCGGAGTGCAGATATAGTATACACTACTGCATCAGCTCAAGTTATTACGATCGATCCGATGTTGGCTGGTTCAGCAATTTTAGCAGCAATGCAAACTTTCAGATATATTAGATGGGATTTTTTAGAGTGGCGTTATCAAATAATGTCTGTACCTCAAGTTTGGGGAGCCGTAGGATTTACAGCTCTCCCAATGGATGGCAGACGTCACGCATCTAATCTTGAATCTGATTATGGGTTATTATCCCATTCTGATTGTCAAATTGCGGACTTCACTACTGCTAACTCAGGTCGAATCATGATTCCTTGGAACTCATTGAATAAATGGTTGGACTGGGTTAAGTATATTGAAGACCCTGAAAAATATAATTTTCTCTTGCTAAATTCTCTTAAGATAATCGGAGGCCCTTGGATTTACTCTGCGGACTCTAGCATACCTCGATCGGTCACAATTAATGTGTGGCGATCACTTCATGGTGTACAAGTCGCAGGACCTAGAGTCTATGCATCTATATCTTTTCAAGAGGAACAGGAAGAAACTGCCGAGATGCAGGCTTCAGCTGCCGCCGGTGTCCTATATTCTGCTATGCAGACGGAACTGACGAAGTACCTGGCCACGTCCGGCGTACAGCATCTCCGAAATGCTGCACAAGCTGGTTTTCACCAAGTTGATGAAATGCTTGGTGATTGGTTTGATTTTGACGACCCAACCAGTAAACCTGACGCGGGTGGGGAAACAGGAGGAACAAGTGTCATCCCTGACATTTATGGAAACCTGAATTTCTCAGCACCGCGATGCCTATTGGGAGTAGGCTCACAAGTACTCCCAAAACAAGCCCCACGTCACGCTTGGCTTGCGTTTATAAAGCTTCCTAGCTTTCATTCGCATGGCGAATTGACTACAACCACATTTTTTGATGGTTGGCCATTCACTGAGGACGATATAGACGTAGCAGCTGGAACAACAGCTCGGTGTCTTCGTTTAGATTTTGCATCCCGATTCTTTAGAATGTGGAGAGGATCTTTCGAATACACTTTTATGTTTATTTCGTCCCCTATGGTGGTTCAAAAAGTAGGGATTTCGCTCACTTACACGGATGCTACAGGTAATGTAGGAGACGTGGTGGTGGAAGTTGTTGAAGTTAAGGGGACAACTATCCACAAATTTTTGGTCCCTTATCTCTACACAAATCCTTACCAATTCACGCAGGATGGAGCAGTTAATACAACAGCCGGTCCTGGTGAACGACCCCGCGTACGAATTTTTCAGTACGCAGCACCTAAAGCAGCAGGAGATACAACGCCTGTGCTTAAGTGGTTGTGCTGGCAGAACGCTTGTGATGACTTTAAGTTTTATTCACCTAAGTGTCCCCAGTACCAGAAAGAAGTTGATATTCCTTCTGCTGAAATGCAGACATCAATAAAATCTTTCTCGTCAATACAACCAAGCCGACAATTCGAAGTTATCGAGAATGATGTTCCATTTTGGCCCGATCAAACGGTAACTATGGAACAGCTTTGTCAGCGTTGGTCTTGCCGAACCATCCCCGATCCGGATGCTTTGCGTGATCTTGACGACCACCCTCCTTTCTACTGGAATACAGCAGACTGTATTAGAAGCGTTTTCTTTTACAATCGTGGCCAGTTTAAAGTTAAGGCAACATTCGTGTCGCCCTCCACGCCATACACAGCTGAACAAGGCTTAATGGCAAAAATGGATCCTCGCAGCCGTTATACGAACAATCCTGTTCCTGACGACTGGTCTCGGATAAATGACGGTGTTCAAGTCATTTCTTATGGTTTAACCCAGCTCCTTGAGTATACGTGCCCTTGGTATTGTAACTCGGAGTGGCTTTCCTGTTATGCAACTAATCAGGGAGTGTTTGGCGCGATTCCGAATCGTGTCAACCACTTCCTTTATGCTATAGGAGAGACAAACCCAGACGAAACACCTGACTTATCCTTCTGTGCAACTAGCATGGGCCCTGATTTTGCCCTTGCTTTGCAACTCCCACCTCCGTACTACGGAGCACGGTGGTATCTGACCACAGAGCCAGCACCATTGGAGTTAAGCGTGCAGACGCACTCAACAAAACAG